ACATATTTCCCTTAATATTTTTCCTATCTCTGATTTATACTTCCCATATATTATTTGTCTCCTGTATTTTGGTGCAAATACTATATGATATTGACACCTCCATTTTGTGTGTGATAAGCTTTCTATGTCGTTACCCATACGACACCTCCTATGATTTATTTGTTTTGCGATTGTCAGTCGCTTTCATTTTATCATAGGAGTTTTTTTCTGTTCAGAGCTAAAGCCTTTTTGTCCACCGGCATAGCCGGAGGTTTTCTAGACAATTTAATTTCCCCTTAGCAGCATCTGCTGAAGCACTCAACTTATTTATTCTTGTCTCAACTTTTAATATCTCTTCCCTAACTTTAGCTGTATTAATACTTGATGGCTTTTGTTCCTTTGCTTTCAATTCCTGCAGCTTAGTATACAAATCAATCTGCTCTTGTATTAACGCAGGATCTGCTACATTGGTTTTACTTGTGCTACTTAATATACTGTTTATCTCTGCATACCTGGCTCTTAGTCTATCTGCTTCTCCAGTATTACCTGCTAACTGCCCTTGAAGTTGAGCCAATTTATCTTTTTGTATATCTATCTGAGCATTGGTTAATCTTATCTTTTCAGCTAAGTTATCCATCTGATTTTTTACAGCTTGAGTTCCTGGATTTATGCTGCTTGTGGCTTTGTTTATTTTATTAGTTACATTTACAGCTTCTTGGCCAACATTCTTAAACTTTTCTTTTATTCCACTTAATTGAGCTGTGGCTTCTTTTGTTTTTACAGAAATAAGTATTTTTAACTCTTCTAATTCCACTAACTAACCCCCTTTCTGTTTGAATTATGGAAGTTAGCAAAATCAAGCATTCTTTGTTTGTGAATTATGGCTTCTTGGTTAATTTTCTGATTCTCGAACTTCTCATATTCTTCTTTATATAGATCTCTATAAACCTCTATAAAGGGAACTGGTTGACTATCTTTAGATAAGATTGCAGCAACATTTATTCCTATACATTCAGCTAATTTATAATCCATAAAGGCCCTATTTTTTGCATCTCTTAAAATCCTTTTTTGATATGCTGAAATGGAATCCTGTATTTCTTTTAATGTTAATTCCCAAAAAGAAAGCACTGGAATTTCACACTCCAATGCTATTGGTAATAATTCATCAAATATCTTAATTAGGCTTAAATTGCTTTCAGCTCCTCTTTGTTCTTGTCCCCCTCCTTCAGAGCATCCTTCTTGAAAAAACCACTAACCTCAAACACATCTATTAGCTCTTCCAATAAGTCTGTCACAGTTCCTCCATTTTCTATATACTCATCATATAGATCATAAGTTTTGTCTGTATTATAACCATGTTCCAATGCTTGTAATGAAGCGTGTAGAACTGAAATCATAAATGTTACAGAAGGTACTTTTCCACTTTGACATTCTATTAGTTTATTTAAAGGAGATTCTCCTATGCTGCTTTCTAAAGCAACACAATCTCGCCCTCTTAATCTTAGTTTTAGTTCTTTATCTCCTACCTTAAATGTTTTAAATAACACTTATATCATCATCCCTTCATTTTTTATTAAGATCCTGTAGATGGATCTGTTACTGTTATACTCGATTGTATTGCCAAGTTTAAAGTGAACTCCATAACTGCGTTCACTCCTCCTCCACCAAGTTTCACACTGCATTGTGCTTTAAATGTGAATTTAGTAGCATCTGGATATGTTTGTTGAAATGGAACTACCTTTTTTTCATCTGCAAGTTTTCTCAAGATTCTATAACTTGAACCTGCACTGCCATTTTCATAATTGAATTTATAAGCTAAATCACCATAATCCCCAATTCCGTATTCATACTCTTTGTTTATTGACGCTAAATCTGTAACATCTACCTTTTCAGGATCAGCACCCATCTCAGGTACTTCTTTAAGTCCCGCTAAGTTTGTATAAGTTGTGGCTGCCTCTGTTTCTTTATATGCAAGCTCAATACCATTAGCTAACATCTTCATCACCCTTTCTTTTTAAGGGTTATAAACCCTCATATTATTTACATCAATAATTCCTTCAAACCTCATTACCTTGTGTTTTAATTGATTAGGTTCTGGAGTATCAATGCTTTGTATTCTTTTTAATCCTAAAGAAGAAAGTACCCCATCAACTGCTACTGCAATATCAGAAGTACTCCCATTATTCCATATATCTATTTTGTATCTTATATAAGCTAACTGCTCTTTATCATCTGTTTTGGTATAGGTTTTATTATCCTCTTCAATGTATTGAATGATAGGGAACGTAACCCAATCAGAAGGGTAAGCATCATTAATATTTTCAACTATCTTCTTTAACTCAGTTCTAATTAAAGGCTTTATATTTATCATTCTTTTGCTACCCTCCTTATAGTTTCATTTAGATCCTTTTTAATATTATCAACAATCGTATCTTCGTTGTTTTTAAGTGCTGGATATAGATAGGGTTGTGCCATTTGTCCTTCAATCCATCTATACCCAACATCAGGAATATTAACAAGCCATTTATCTTGTTTGTAGCTTAAAGCTCCTGGATATTTATCTTCTACAGGTGTAGTTTCTCCAGTCTTTCCAGTTCCAAATTCAACATATGCTGCATGATCACTATTAGTACTTACAGTTCCAGTAACACCTTCATCCGTAAGTTCTACCTTTTCTGTTATACTCTTTTTTAAATCTTCTTTATCTACTGGAGCTAAATCTCTAGCATCATCTTTAACCCTTTTAGTCTCTTTTTTAACTGAATCAACTATAACATCTTCAAAACTAACTCCTAAGGAATCTAGTTTTTTTAATATACTATCAAAACCACTAACATTAATACTACTTATACTCATAATAACTTCTCCAATTCAATAACCAGGTGAGAATATCTTTTTATGCTAATGATTTTATAATCAGGTTTACTTTCTTTTGGTACATAGACACATATTCCATCACCTTCAGTCATAACTTCATTTTCATCATAAAGCATGTTAAGTATATAATTTAATCTCTCTCCGTATATTTCTGCTTGTAGCTTCCCACTTGCAGGAGCTATATTAGCTTTTATTTGAATTGGTTCCTCTAAGTATCCTGGATACTTGCCACCTTCATTATCTTCTATTACTGTTTTTCTTTTTAAATAGTAAGGTTTCTTATTCTTTATTCGCATTAGTAACACCTACTATCTTTAATCTTCTAAAAGCATTTAAGCGTGATTTAATCCCCTCAGGTATTTCTGTAATATAGCTAACAGATACTCCATTTTCGCTTCTAGAAGCTTCTCCCTCAGAGCCTTGTCTATTATAATAAGTAATGGCTAGCTCTCTTTGTAAACCCTCCATTTTATCTAATAAAATATCTCTATTGCAGTAGTCTAATATTTCAGCTGCTGCATCCTCTAAAAGCATATTTAGCAGATCATCTTTGCTTGTATCATTCTTATCTATACCTAATCTTATCTTAAGTTTTTCTAATTGAGTCATATAATCACCTCCAAGATTAAAAGGAAGGGATTACTCCACTTCCTCTATCATCTTAATTAACTCATCCTTCTTTATTTTAGAAGGTATTTGAAGACCCTTTTCAGTAGCTATTTTCTTTAATTCATCCATTGTTAATGTATCTAAAACAACTTCTTGATTTTCATTTACTAATGTAGTGTCTTCACCTACAGATTCATTACTTAAATTAGTAGACTGCTGCTTTTCTTCTACTAATTTAAATCCTTCATCAATTAATACCTTAGCAATGTGTTCGTCATCAGTTATTCGCTCCACATTTAAGCGAATTAGTTTATGAACCACTCTTAGTATCCTTTATATTTGCAAATATTGAGTTAGCAGCATTATCTTTTACCCATATATCATGATATCTTCTATAATCCATAGCCCATGCATTAGCATCTTGATAAGTTTCAGGATCAAATATTCTCATATTATCCTGCTTAGTTACAGCTATAGGAGTTGTTCTTGGTACAATTATAAAGTTAACATCCTTTGCAGTAGATCCTTTAACATATCCCCCTTGAGTTTGTCCTGCTGTTTTACCATCAAATAAAGTAATTGCTGTATACAATCTATTTTGTGGTGTCTTTATTATAGGACATCCATCTAAAACTGGAACTTCAGTATCTATCCCTCCTTGAGAGAATGTTGTATTAGATATTTTTCCAGCCATAGCTAGTTCAAATTCAGTAGCAACATCATAATTAGCATGAATAACTAACTGTCCATTATATCCATTTTCTCTAATAACTTTTATTGCATATTTTAGTTTTGCAAGCACTGTATCTTTAGCAGGAGTATAACCATACTCTACATTCTTATCTTGGGCTATTCCCATGGCTGTTGCTGCTAACAGAGATAATCTATAAGCATCTATCTCTGGAGTAACCTTAGTTCTTTGGAACTCACCCATGATAGTTGATGCAGTTACTACAAATCCAGTTTCATCTACATCATTTGCATCAATAACAAACTTTCTTCCTCTATCTTGAGTCATTTCTTTAGTTTGGTATGAGAAACTTACGTCTCCATCTGCAAATCCTGAATTACCTGCTCTTCCGTAGTTTCCTAATCCATCCATAGATAATTTAGGTATCTTAACTTCCTTTCCTCCAGTGTACTTAACTTGTCCAGCATTAGCATCCATCCAGCCTGTTAACATCTCTTGTAACGCTATTTTGTCTAACTCCTTTTGAAATAGAGTTGCATACTGCATAGTATTTGCCATTTTTACATTCCTTCTTTCTTATAAATATTTTTATTGTCCTCTCATAGCCCTTGCTATTTGAGCTTCAAGTGTATTTTCATTTCCTAAACCAGCCTTAGGAGGTTTACCACCTCTTAACTTGTCATTCACAGCTTTCTCTACCGCTTGTTGCCAAGACCCTTGAGCTTTAACCCAAGCCTTTTCAATTGCTTCAATTGATTTTTGACAAGACTCTGCACTTTCATAATGAAGCACTTCCACTAGTTCTATTGGTAAATTTTTATCCGCTAAGGTTTCTGCTGAAGTAATTTTTAGTTCTCTAGTTGTGATTTCCTTTTCTCTTTTAGCTAAATTATCATTTAATTCAGCTACTCTTTTTTCTTCTGCATCTTTAGCCTTTTGAGCTTCATATTTAGCCTTTTCATTAGCTGTCATAGCTGCTAACTTTTCAGCTTCTGTTTTTGCTTCTTCTAGCTTTTGATTATATTCTGTTTCCCATTTAGTCTTAGCAGTTTCAAGAGCCTTAGATACTCTCTTATCAAACTCACTTTGATATTTCTTATCTTTTAATACATCATCAAAGGTTTGCTCACTACCATCTTTACCATCACCAGCTCCATTTTCCCCTTCGCCAGTACCAGTTGAAGTATCACCTTCACCTGTTCCTGCTGCTCCAGCTACTCCATCACCAGTATCAGGTGCCATAAATCTCCTTGAATAAGGATTACTTAAGACTCCAAAAAGTTGTAGATTCATAATTAATTTTTTTCTTTTCATAACTTCCTCCTTACCCCTAATGTTCAATGCCCACTAGGTTTAATTATTTTTAAACAGTTTATAGCGTCTTATTTAGGACAAAAGAAAAAAGCCTTAAAAATAAGACTTAATCAACAAAAGTATAATCTTCAGCAAGTATATCTGTTTGACTAGCTAACCAAGGGACAAATTTATTATCAGCTGTCTTCATACCTATCCAAGGTAGTAGTCCTTCGCAAGGCTCCTCAACAATTGATAACCCAACATCATAATAGCCATTAGGAACTAATTTTAAATGCATCCCTTTTCCATTCCAACCGCTTCTGGCAACTTTTAATCCTCTCTTTAAATACTTAATAGCTTCACCAAAATTAAAAGTTGCTGTTCCACCTAAAACAGGAGTACTACCAGCATCAGCTACAATCCACTCATCGCTTAATATATTTTGTAATGTGTACTCCACTACTTGTGTTTCTCTTATGTCAACTTTCTTACCATCCTTACAATGCATTATTATAGTTTCTTTTTCATTATCCCAAAACCAATATCCTGCCCATGATGGCAATTTAATACCAAGCCCATCTTTCATTAGCTTAAAAGCTTTGTCAAAATTCATTTATATATCCTCCCTTTTCATGTCGCTAAACATTGATTTACCGACACAAATTAATATTAATGATAATTTTCAAATTGTTTTTATAAAATTTTCTGCATAAAAACAATAAATACACAACTAATTTGCATATTTATTCTAATTTTTATTGAATATTATTCAACAAGGAACTAATTTTATATTCTTATGCTTTTTCTGTTCTTCATTTATAGCTTTTATAAGTTCCTTACCATCTATATTTATAGATACTTCACTAGTCTTTTTCATTTCTTCTAGTTCTCTTTTCATGCCTTCAGTAACTTCTGCCAAACTGTCGTTTTGTTTTTTAACATGATAATTTACATAGATGTCATATACACTTGAAGCAATAACTATTAAAGCAGCAATATTGATTAAAATCACTTATTTCTCACCTCCTTGGAATATCATCATTCATAATCAAGTACTCCCTTATTTTTGAACATAATAAAAGCACCTACATAAGTAAGTGCTTCTATTTATCATGAACTTTCTTTTCTAACATCTTTGTTTGTTCTTTACCATACTTTTTAACAACAAACTTATCATACCATTCTTTATAATTCATGTTGCCAGGTATTATATAAGTTTTTCCTGTCACTGGATCTCTAGCTCTTCTCTTCAGTCTTTCTATATTTTCAAAATAGGCTCTTGTGGTACTTCTGCAATATGGATGTAATGGTGGAAGATTTACGCCAACTTTAGCTTTATCAACTTTTATTATCTTTCCATCCATTTCTCTACATACATCAGATGTTCTTAAGTCTAAGGTTGCTACATATATGTATCTTTCTATGCCTAATTCTTTATAGCTTTCAAGCTCAGCTGCATTTACAATATAAGTAGTTTCAGTTCTTATTAACCTTTCTGCAGCAAACTTACCATAGTCAGTTAATTCCCTTAGTTCATCTGCCATTCTCCTTGAACTCTTACCAGCCATAAGTCCACTAGTTATTACTTCTTCTAACTTCTCCACTAGTACATCTGTATTATGCCATATACGCCTAGAGTAATGTTTACCACTCCATTTGTTCTTTAGTATCTCTTGAATTGTTTGTACAGGCATTTGAGCAACATTAAAGCCTACTCCTATACCTTTCTGAATATCAAATATATTTCTATGATATGACTTACTTGAGGTATCTGTATATAGCTGAGTGCTTGTATTAATCTCAACATCAGCTGCTAATTTTGTATTAATATAAATACTCTCTTTTATAGCTTCAAGCCTTGTTATTCTTGCTTTATAGGCTTTAGCATTAAGTTGAGACATTAAATACTTCTTTAGATCCTCATCTTGGATTCCTTTAATTTTTACTCTAATAGAATCTAATTCTTTTTGAGATACGCTAGTATTTAACAACTCCATAGCTTCAGATTGAGTTAAGCCACCATCTAATACAAATTTATTAAATATCTTCTCTATATCCTTATTTATATCTTTAATAGCTTTATCATAAGCAAGGTTAATTTTATATATAGTTTCATCAGATGATTTATGATATTCAGCCATTCTTTCATTAGCTCTATTTTCCCAATAGGTATTACTCTTCATCTACCTCACCATCTTTTTTAATATCTTTAAAGTCATATGATCCAAAAGACTTTTGATGTTGCTCAATCTTTTTCTCATTCTCTTTATCAAGGTTTTCTCTTTCCTTATCTACATCAAGCTCTTCATCAAACCTTTTAACCCTAGTTTCCCAACTTATAAATCCTTCTGTCATTTGAGCTATCCTTGCAAGTAATTCATCATCTACTGGTAAGCTACGTTTCATAGTGATATCTATATTGTTAGAATCTATATTTTTAGCTTTAATATTCTCTATATTACTCATAAGCTTTAACCTTTGTCTTAATCCTTTTTTAAAGTATCTTTCCTTTATTTTACCTAACTGCTCAAAGGCTAGAAGCTTGTACTTCATAGCTACTCCACTTGCATTACCTACAAAGTTTTCATCAGTTAGACAAGGAACTTTTGAAAACTCGTGAATATCATCCTTAAGGCTTTTCTTTAAAACTTCTATTTCTGTTTCATTAAGATTTTTAACTAACCACTTGGCATCTCCACCTGGATCAAGTTCTAAAATTTTAAGTTCTTTTATTAATTTCCCTGTTTTAATCTTTTCTTCTTCATCATCACCTAAAGTTGCTCCTATAACAGCCAAAAGAGCATCAACCATTTGTTCTTTATCATTTACTCTATCTGATTGTAAAAGGTTATATGCATCTATTAGCGTTATTACTCCTTCAAAGTCACCTTTGCTTTTCTTATTATTTTGATACTCTATAAATGGTATCTCTCCAAAATAATGTTCATTTAAATCAATTTCCTTTGGAGTTTTGCTACTTAAATCTTGAAAGAAGTAATGATATATTTCTGTATCAGTATATATGTGAACATCATACCCTGTTTTCTTATCATCAATATCCTTTTTCTCAAAATAAGTTGCTGCAAACATAGGTTTATGCTTTACTGTACTATCTACAACTAAAAATCCATTGAAGGGACTTACTACAGCTAAATCTGGATATGGTACCTCATCATCATTCATATATAAAAGCTCATTACCTAATCCAAATATACTAATATCTATTGCTAACTCATTATTGTGTGAATCTTCATCTATGTCTGTAAATATATCATTCAATGCTTCTGAATCATCTCCAGAGTAACTTATTGGAGTTCCAAACACATACCCCACTCCCATATCAGTTATATACTCAGCATGATTACAAACTAATTTATTGTTAGGTAGTGAAGGACTTGATAATGTTCTTCTTTTAATATCATGTTCACCATCATAATAATCATTTAGTTTCTTATATCTAGTAATTAAATCTTGATGATTATCCAAACATTTAACCAATAATTCTATAGGAACAGAACCATCTTCATTTAAAAGTTCCCTTTCTTTTATAATTGCCATTTTATCACCTCACTTTATATCTCTAAATCTAATTTTTTTATTATTTTTAGTTTCAAATCTTTTCTTTACCTCATATGCCTCTTTGACATAATAAACTATCAGGTTTAATGCTACGGAGAATATTGTTATAGTTAAAATCTTCATAATTACCTCCCTTAATAAAATTCCTATTTTCTACCTCAATCCTATTTTTGACTTACTACTAACCTTAATCTTCTTACTATTAATTTCATCTTCCATTCCATATCTAGCAGCATCAATAGCGTGGTTATTCTTATCAGGATATTCACCTTTTAAGTTTCCATTCTTATCTTTTTCTATTTCATATTCCATGAACTCTCTTTTTGTATTAGGGCATCTAACAGGATCTATTATTATTTCCTCTATTTCTTCAGATAAATATTTAAGACCATGTTCAACTGAATCTGGCCCTTTCTTAGCTCCTATAATATTTAACCCTAACTTCTTAAATTCATTTATTGTTCTTGGTTCTGTATCTGATGTTACTCTTTTGTTTAATGGGTTTAGCTTCTTAATTGCTTCAACAGCTTTACTATTACTTAATTGGACTTTATATATCTCACCAAAGATATAAAGCTTCTTTCTTGTCTTATCATAATGCATTAATAAATAAGCTAATGGATCAGCTGCATAACCAAAGTCTAATCCATTCTTTAATCTATCAAATACTTTTATTTCTTCATCTGTTATTTCTCTAATGGTTAAGTTTCTAAATACTTCTCCACCAGTACCAGTTACAGCTCCTAAATAATCATGTTCATACTTAGTTGGATTAACTTTCTTCATGTGTTCAGCTTCAATTATGAATTGTTCTCCTAGCCATTCTCTTGGTACACTTCTATAATCACTATGATGGACATATTTATCTTCTCTAGCTTCAAGGACTTCTTGGTTACACCAATTCCTCTGTGACTCTGGAGGATTGAATGAATAGAATACAAAAAACTTAGGGCCACCTCTCATTAATGATTGATTTATAGTGTCTATTTTAGGTTTTCCTTCGAACTCATCTACTTCTTCATACCATATGTATTTAATATATCCTTTAGGAACTTTAGTAGATTTAACTTTCTTAGGATTATCTGCACCTTTAAACCTTATAACTTGTCCAGTAGGCTTATATGTTATAGTTAGCTTAGATTCTGGTACATGCCACTCATCACTTACACCTAAAATATCTATTGCCCACTTAATTTGATCTCTTACCGATTCAGATAATGTATCTTTTACCCTTCTTAAGATAAGAGCGTTTGACATTATCCCTTGCTCTGCATCTTTCATTATATTAAGAACTATTTCAATAGATATCCATGAGGATTTAGTGCTACCCCTTCCACCTTTAAGCCAATAATGTGTATGTAGTCCTTTCTTTAAGTCGTTATGAAGCGCATAGAAACTAGATGCAATTATTGATTTAAGTCTTACCTTAATCATCTATATCATCCACAATAACTACATTACTTGAAGAACCTTCTGTATTTCCTAGTTTTGCTTTCAATACTTCAATACGTGCTTTTTGTTCTTCTGTAGCTAAATCCCAATTCTTATGAAGCATTTCATCATACTGTTTTATCATGTTGCTTAATGTTCTCATAGCATCTGACTGCGCCCTTAAGAATGTGGCTTGTCTATCCCATGCGAATTGAAATTCATATTCAAACTCTTCTTCAGATTCATTGCTTGAAGTTTTTTCTGTGCTTCTATCTTTAGTTTTTACTTTTGATTTCTTAAGCTCTTTTATCATTTCACTTTTACTTTTAACATGCATTATCTTTTGCGACCTTATTATAGCAGCATATTTCATTTTTATATTATTCCATAGTATTTCTAGTGGACTCATTTCTTCTATAGCTTCAAAAATATCATATGCTTGTTTAGGAAGATATTTAGAGTAGAACCCATGTTTATATCTGTTCTGATTCTTCTCAGGAGCTCCACCTTTATTTCCTAGTGCATTCTTATTCCCTTTAGGTGCACCAGCTCTCCCTTTAAGTTTATATTTCCATGTGTCCTGGCTTCTCCATGAGTTTATATTACTTACCTTTTCATTTAATAAATCAGCTATTTCCTTTGATGATATTCTTCCACCATGCTCTTTATATATTTCAAAAGCTTTATCTCTGTTTGGACTTCTTACTCTACTCATATTAATTACCTCCACAATAAAAGGTGTCCATCCTGGACACCTTACTTATAATTCTTTTCTTCGTATCTTTTTATATATTTATATAATGTTGTTCTACTCTTCAATTTAAGAAGGCTAGTAAATTGTATTGCCGTTATCTTATTATCTTTCCATTGTTTATATAACTTTTCGAATCCTTCTGGCAATTCAGCTTGTGGTCTACCTTTATACTTACCCTCTTTTTTAGCAAGCTCTATTCCTTCCCTTTGTCTGCTTCTTATTTTATTTCTTTCTTCTTCTGCAATAGCTCCAAGAACCTCAATTAAAATATTATTAATCATTTCAAACACCCACTCACTACCTTCAGGAAAATCCATTAATGTAGTTGGGATATTTAAAATTTTTACCCTAACTTTCTTTTCTTTGTAGTAATCAAGTTCATCTTTTATGCTTTCTTTATTTCTTCCAAGTCTATCAAGTTCTTTTATTATTAATGTGTCGCCTTGCCTTAATAGCTTTTTAAGTTCCTGGTACTTTTCTCTATTAAAATCTTTTCCACTTTCTTTATCCATATAGATATTCTCATGTTTTAACTCATCACAAAAATCTTTAAGAGCTTTCACTTGTCTATTTTCATTTTGTTCTTTAGTTGAAACTCTTACATATCCAAAAATCATAATCTCACCCCTAATTATATTATAAGTGTTCATTTTAAGTATGTAAAATTCACTGAACACTTTTGAAGGTTATTTGATTAGATTTTAGTATGTTTTTCTCTTACTTTCTTTATTTATTTCATGTACTCTTTAGAGTTTACCCAAAATGAACATATAAAAAGTGTCCATAACGGACATTTTTTTCTTTTATTTCATTATCTTATTTTAAACTATAACTTTTCTCCCAGAGCCTTTATGTTTAAACGCATATAAGGCACTGATTGAGTTAATCCTCTTCAAAATAACTATAACTTTTGATGTTTTAGACCCCTAAAAAAACTCCGCCAAAAGCAATGATTTTATAAAACTAGCTCTATCCATTGATATGACTAACTTTAAAGCACTTTTTTAATTTATCTCTAAATCGGTAATAAGCTATAGGATTACGGATATCGTTTTTTATATACATATAATAGTAGGAATCTTTTATTTTCTCTTTGAATCTGCATACCCCACTTTTTTACCGATTATAAGGTCAAAAAAAATTAAAGCTTGTCGTCAGCTAAAGCAGCTGCATCATCTTTAATCTCATTATTTAATCCTAAATATCTCTTTGTTGTTTCAATATTCATATGCCCTAATGCTATTCTTACATATTCCAAATCTCTTTTAGCCTCCCATAATCTACTTGCATAGGTTTTTCTCATACTATGGCCACTTATATTCTTAAGCCCTAAACTCTTGCCAACAGCATTTAAAATCTCAGAATATGATTTAGCTGAGATATGTTCATTCTTATTTGACGGGAAAGCATATTCAGATTTACTTTTACCTTTGATATATTCTCTTAATAACTTTCTTAGATTAGCTTTAATCATAACTTCTCTTGGTGGTGGTCTTTTCTTTTTAGAGTTAGGATAATTCTTCATGTGAGTTTCCCAAGCTTTATATTGCTTTTTCTCCTGGATTGTAAATCTCTCATCTTCAAGAGATTCTTTAATCTGACCTATAGTTAAATCCACTATATCTTGCGTTCTATAACCAGTAGCAACTCCTATATAAAACATCATAAGATTCCTCTCAGGATATTCCTTACTCATTTCTTCAAGCTTATATTTAAACCTATTGTAGCTTCTCTCTGGTATAGAATTAGCTGGAACCTTTCTTGGCACATCATCTCACCTACCTTTGCCTTATGGCTCCTTTTTCTCTTTTGTAGCTCCTTGATTTCATACATTCATTTATTCCCTCAAAAGGATCATAAAATAAAGTCATGGTTTCACATGACCTACTATCAATACACTTCTTACATTCAACTGGAGACTTAGCACATATCACTTTATCTCCATGAAATTTGACGTTTAAATTAAGTTTTCTTTTAGTTGACATTTACTGAGCCTCCTTAATTTATGGTATAAAAAAGACACCCAATAACTTGAGTGCCTATCTATAATTATTTAATTAATTACTGTATATGTTCTAACTTCATATGAAGATATCTTATCAAATACAACATACTCTTTTACTTCTTTGTAAGGTTGAATCTTCTTATTGAATCCAAACTTAGGTTGTCCTTTACCATTGCTGCTATCAAACCAGTTAGTGAAAGCTTCTATTTCACTATTAGGTAAATCATATTCTTTAGTTTGACCATTAGTCATTGTTATAGCTAAAATAGCTCTATCATTACTAGGTTGAACTACTGTTACAGCACAAGTTGCAGCTAAATTAGTGCCATCCTTTGTCTTAGCTGTTATTGTAACACTCCCTGGCTTTATAGCAGTAACTTTTCCATTTTCATCTACAGTAGCTATGGATTCATCACTTGATGTCCATGCAACTTTCTTATTTTCTGCGTTGTCTGGCTTTACTGTAACTATTAAGTCTTCATTTTCTCCTATATTTAAACTTAAAGAAGTTTTATTTAATGATATTTCACTTACAGCAACTGTTGACGCATCTATTAAGTATCCTATTTCATCTATATCAATTGCATCTATATGAAATAACTTTTCTTTATTTACTATTTTGCAAGTATGAATACTGTCTGATAAATCTAACTTTTCAAATACGATAGCTTTATATGTGTGGTTGCCAATTTCATTTATATTTCCGATAAGGACATTATCTATATAAACCTCAGCTTTTGTAGTTAGAGTGTTTGGATAAATTAATCCTATTATCCTTAACTTTGTTCCAGAAAATTTAAAGTTTACTTCACCATTAACATCCACCGAAGCACACGAAGATTTATAATAATAAGGATCCTTAATTTCTCTATAATTACCAATATATACAACTCCAACTTCAGTATTATCATACCTTTTCCATCCCTTTTCAGGAAGTTTAAGTTGCTCTCCAACCTTAGCACTATTCTCATCTGTGTTATTTAAATTGCTTATTCCAATCACTGCATCCTTCTCTTCTGCTTTAACACTTTTTACATTTCCAAATGTCACAAAAGTAAATGCTAAAATAATGCTTAAAACTAAGCTAATTTTCTTTTTCATTGTTATTTCCCCCTTAAATTTAATCTACTAGTATTATATCTTGTACTATTTTGTAAATTCAAGGATTTATTTACTACAATTTCCCACATATTACTTTATCTTTTATAATATAAGTAAATTTTGTAAAGATAATTTATATTGCTATTAAAATAGGCAACAAAAAGCAGCCACTCAATTGTAGCTGCTTTATAAAAAGGAGAACTAAATAATGAAAAACCTTAGTCATCATTTAATTTTATTATAGAATCTCTATGTGTCTTTAATGTGTCATCTTAATAAATATTCTGTTAATAACTAAATGTCATCTAACAAAGATTAGATTTTTAAAGAAATCATCTTAACTTCTTCCACAATATCATTCTACAATATAAAATATAAAATTTGTGATATCTTCTAGGTAAGTTATAGGTAAATTTATGCTACTTACTACAATTATTCAATTTTATATCCATATTCATTATAAAATTGCTTTAAAACAGTTTTTAACTTCTCTAATGCCTTTTTAGATTTTTTCCTTAATGCATCTACTGTTAATTGCTCTTTAAAACTTATCTCAATTTCATTCCATGATATTTTATCATTTATGTATTTATTCTCAACTATAAATAATTCTTTTGTATTAAGTACTTTTAATGCTAATTCTAACTGATTAACTTCTAATCTAGTAAAGAATATCTTACCTTCTTCTTTTCTTATCCACTCTTTTAATATCTCTTCATTTAATTCTTTGTCACTAATAAAACCACTTACTGGATCTATTCTTTTTGATCCACTAGGAGCTCCTGGCATTCCTAATTCTTTCGACTCAGGAAGAAAGTCTTTATACCATTCTTCTGGATGAGCAATACACCACTTATATTGCTCAATCCTAGCCTCAGTAGTTTCAATAATAACCTTCTTCGTATTATGTTCTTTTAGTATTTCATCTATTTTCATGTTAATCACTCCTATGTTATAATTAATATAAGTGATAATAAATTGAAAGAGAGCTTAGAAGTCTGGAAACTGATAGCTCTCTTTTTTATTCTATATAAAAACACCGTGCCTTCAATTAAGAATTACGATGTTTTTATTGTACTTATTCTATTTATAAAAACCTATAGCTGATCCATAGTTTTTAAGTTTATTCAACGTATAATTTGCTATTTCACCATAAGTGGTTTTCTTTCTCCACATAAATTCTAATCTTACTATTTCTTCTGAAATATTACATTTCAAATCAGATCTTCTATTATCGAATCCAGCAAGTTTACTTTCAACTTCATATTGATATATTAAATTTTGCTCAACTAAAGCTTTTCCTATTTCCCTATTTAAAATTCTATCATTATTACTAGCAATACTAGTTATTTTAACAAATTCATCGACGTTATCTTGAGTATTATTAATATTTTTTCTATGTTTAATATTACTTCTTGATAATGAATCTGCAAGAGATGTAGAATTTATTTTTAATCTTTCCTTTTTATCTATATCGCAATTAATCCCATTTTGATTAAGTAGGTTTTTTAAATCATCTTCCTCAGTACTTTTAATTATTGAAAGAGCTATGGAAATTGGTATATGTAGTATTCTACAATCTAATTTATTTGCTAAAAGTCCAATTGTAAAGTCTTGTTTTAATTTGATAGAAGTATTAGAAAATGTAGCCTCAATAACTCTTTTTATATCAATACTATTATCAGAGCCTTTTGTAAAATAATTTACTTCTTCAATTGGATCGTCTCCAGAAATAACTATAATCCACATCCTAAACATCTCTTGGCGTATGAAAAATTTATCTAAATTCTTATCAAATTTACGAATTTTTTTAGACATTGTTTTTAAATATGTTCCTATCGAATCGCATTCATTGATTAGTTTTGTAGCATATTCATCAGAAACTCCAAATTCTAAAAGAGATCGTCCATAATTAAAGAATTCAAAAGTATTTTTTACAATTTCTAAATAATCCTCCTTAGGAGGCCCAGTAAACTCGTATATAGTATCCTCATCCATTATTGATGTTCCACCAATATTATTAGCAAAATCTTTTATTTCGTTTACCATTTCCTCACCATTACACGGCCAAATAATTAAGTTTCTTTCCCCCTCATCTTTTCTTACAAACTTATTAATAGCTCGTATATCTTTCTCTAAAGAATTAAATGATATTTCCGTATAAGATTCTCTATTCTCCAATACTATTATCCGTAAAGTACTTCCACTAATATTTAAATCATCTAACACCATTTGTAAATCCTCTGTCGGTTCAATTGATATCATCTCAATATCATCAATAAACATATGTAAAGTATTCAAAAAAGTTGTTTTTCCAACCCCTGACCTACCTTTTAAAATTAAAAAAGCACCTCCACCTGTTATTTTCATTTCATATCGCAAATCTACTATTCTATCTAAAGCTTCGTCTACTCTAACAATGATTCTTTCAAAATCCCTACCAGAATTATTCATTTTTTCAAATCTATTTGGCAATACAAATTCTTTCATGTTTAATCTCCTGTATTTTGTTTAGGTTCCACTCGTCTTTCAAGTACGCTTACTTTATATGGTAAAATATATATATATTCTAATATTATTTGTGTAAAATCGATAATACTATTTATATCTGCATTACTAAAAACTATTTCATCACCATGAGCAGCTGAATTTCCAAGTTTTCTAATAACATGAGTCATTTTATCTAGTAATGGTGGAATTATACCCTTTTTAGATAACATAGAGATTTTATCAACTAAATTTCCAGAGCCTTCACCATTATCCTTACATATCTTATCTAAAGTTCGTCTAATTGAAAGTGCACATATAGCTCCATCAATATTTTTTACTTTCAAAGCAGCTTCAAATGCTTGTCTAATTTCATTAGGAACTCTTTTATTATCGTACTTTACATTAGGATATAAAATTTCTGAGTGAATAATTGGCACTCCATTTATTTCAACATCCTCAGACCATACATATTCCTCTACTATTGTAATTTTTTCACATACAGGACAAAAATACATAAACCATTTAGTCACTTCCCAGCCTAACTCTTGACTAAAATTTTCTTTTTTATGATATCCTACATTCTCCATCTTGGTTTTATTTCCGCAATGATAACAAGTTAATAATTTCTCTAAATTTTCTGTTTTTCCCCCCATAAATCCGCTCCTTCATACTCATTTTATATATATATTATTGGGTTTTACATTAATAGAAATTATATCATATTATTGTAATTTTTTCATCTACATTTCATTATACTATTCAATTATCAAAGAACCCACACCATTTCCCCTAACCTCTAGCCCCCAACCTTCTCCTCTGCTCCATAGCCACTAGCTTGTCTAGTTCCTGACTAACCTTTATTGTCTTGTCATCATTGAATCCATATGTATCCATAGCTTCATACATTTCAGCACGTTTCTTTTCTATAAGTATTAATATATCTCTCATAACCCACCTCTTTATTTATGCTTTAGTTTTTGATTTTAAAGTGTCCGCAATGGACATCTGTTCAAACATTGAGCATGCATCCTTATACCGTTTAGTTTTTGTTATATTCCTAATTGCTTCATAGCTCCTGTTAACTGCTTTGGCTACATGCTTATACCTGTAACCTTCTTTTGTCATCTGGTATACTTTTAGCAGCTCTTTTGCAGTCCAACCCTTGCTTCTCTTTCTCATTCCTATTATTGATCTTCTAGCTACTACAGCCTTTTCTGTTCTGCCAATCTTAGCTGCTATTTCACTGTCTGATAAACCTTTATTACTTAGTATTCTCAACATGTATATTTCTTCATCTGTCCACTTGTATTTTTTGATTTTCTTACGCTGTTCATCCACCCATTTAGGTTCATTTGCTAATATATTTTTTTCCAATCTATTAAAATCAATAATACCCTTATTTCTCTCTGCCCACTTCCAAAAATCAGATATATTGAATTTTACTAACTTACGTTTTCCTGCAGCTTTAACTGTGATTTCCTCTAGCTTATAAACTCCTATCCATTTTTGTTTTATTGACTTAGGATCTGTTTTAAATACTCTGGCTAATTCAGCTAATGATATATACTCACCGTTATTGTCATAGCAGTTAATCCCTAGCTGAGAAGCTTTCTTTTGAACTGCTAGTTTTGTTCTTCCTAGAATTCTGCATAGAGATTTTAAGTCTTTAATCCCATAATATTCACCTAGCTTTTCAAGTTCATCATCAGTCCACCTTCTGCATTCCATTGCAATTCACCTCAACGAAATATATTTTCATAAGCTTTGAACACACTTTTTTGCTATTAATCACCTTTATTTCTTTGCCAATGTTTTTCATCTTTCTTTTAAATCTTTCTAGAGCAATCTCATCTCTTTCCCAATCTGCTAACTTTAAAAATTCAATTTCATTTTCCATCAACTCACCCCCTAACTATCCCAACCTAATAGTTTTCTTTCTAAGTCATCATAGTCATAATCTCGCCCTTTAAAATTATCAAACCTAAGCTTGCCCTTATTTAAATCATGCTGATTAGATTTACTAAGAGAAGTAGTCTTTATATTTAAATAACTCTCAAACTTATCTCCAAATAAAGTTTCTGGTCTTAGATAGTCTTGCATCTTTGGATCATTAAGCCACTTCTTGCTCATGTTACTTATGACCATAAAGAAATCTTCTAGACAATAGCCATCTTTAATTCTTGCACTGATTAGCTTCTGAGTTTTTTTATTACTAGCTCTAAATTTAGAATTAGCTTTATTGTTCAACTCATCGATTACTCGACTATATATATCTTTTAAATTGGATTTAGTAGATGGATATAGTAGATGGATATTTTGCTCGGGATTTAAATCCGAGTTAGTCGGATTCTGTTCCCCGTTACTCGGATTCTCTTCCAACTGCTTCGGATTATTTTCCGACTGGTTTATAGTATTCTTTTTAGGTTTATTCTGTGGATTTTTTGAAACATTATCTTTTTTCAATGCACTCGGATTAGTATCCGATATCAAAGTTATATAGTTCTCCCCAATATTATAGAAACTGTATGTTCCACCCTCTCTTACTGTAATAGACACTAGTATTTTCTTTTCACAGAGCTTCTTAAGTCTTCTATAAACAGAATCCTCCTTTAGGTTTAATATAGGATACTCTTCTATTACCCCTTTGTAACTGAGCCAGTAGTACTGCTCTTCATCAACTATTCTAGATTTCATTTTTCCGCTGCCTTTGAAGTCAACAAAATATCTTAATAATATTGCATCTTTATCATCTAACTCATATTCAATTAATTTTTCTTGTAAAAAACCATTAACTGTATACTTCATTCATCATCACTCTCTCTTCTGTAAATTCTTAAAAATATAACTTTAAATATTCTTATAAATATAACAATATAACTTTATATATTGATAAGAATATATAGTATTTATGCGGGTTTACAGCATTTAAGTGCAAAAAAATACCGTAAATCCATTTCTGAATAATACGGTATTCATATATCTTAGCTTTATAATATTATTGTAGTTCCTGGAGAAATTTTACTAGGATCTATTATTCTTTTACCTTCATCACTCTCTACTATAAATACTGACGTAAATCTAATTTGCTCTTCTAATTCTACTTTCTGATATCCATCTAAGTTTATTTCTAAATCTTTATCATCTATTCTTAGCTTATAATTATAATAACTAGCCAGCCAAACATATTTCTTTAATACTTCACTCTGATTGTAATAATCTTTCATGTTATTTTCTATAAATGTTTTATGCTTCTTTAGATTCCTCTCTGAAAAATCACCGAAGTATCTAAGACTATTTATTCGCCCAATATAATCAACAAAATATATATCTTTATCCTTGAATATAAGTCCACTTCTTATTAATGAATTTAACAATTTTTCAGATTTTAAATCTTTATCATTACAATAACAAGTATCTATAATTATTCTAGGATAAATAGCTTTATTACTTTCTGATTTATAAGCATTTACCAACGCTTTAGAAAACATAAGATTTTTACTTCTATAATGATTTCCTATAGATATGGCTCCTCGAAATATTATATTATAATTTATGGATTGAACTTGTATCCCCGCAACAATTAAACACAAGATATACATTTCTTTATATAGATATTCTTCATAGCCTTCTGAAGTCTCATCATGCTCAATTTGAGTAGTAATAATAATACTGTCAGAGAATATTTCATATGAATACTTATTAACATCTTCGGTGTTTTTAGAATCTAAGTATTCTTTTATACAAACTTCAATTATTTCCTCTATTTTATTAATAATTATCAACGGTTCGCTACTTTCTTCTGCCTTATCAATCAAATCCTTATAACCTAAAATATCTATAAATGCACATAAACTCTTATTATATTCTTTTTTGTCCATAAATAATCCCCCATAATTTTATTCGCACAAAAATTATACCATATTATCACATTATGTTAAATAGTTTCAAATACCGTATTATTCACTTTTCAAAGAACATTGTGTTAAACAACTTTCAACTATTCTTATCTTTTAATTCTTCTTATATAACTTAAAATACTTTCTTCAACACCATCTTTTACCTACCAAACATGCTATAATTGTATATATTGTCAAATAATTTTATTTAATGGAGGTATTACAATGTACATAAAAAATATACTGAATAGTATTGAAGAATCTAACAAAATCCAATTTCCTAATCTATATCAATATAATAAGGATGAAATTGATTGGATGTTAGCTTATACTGATTTCTTAGGAATAGATAATGAGGTTGCAATTACAAAGTTTTTAAACAAACACTTACCATCACAGAATATTGAACAAATGCACTTCAACTCTACTCTATTTTTTTATATCTATGATTTATATATTGTTTGTAGATGTAAATTAGCTGATATCAAAAGTGATCTGATAAAACAAACTATTACTGAATTTGAACAAAACAGCATTTTAAACATAGATGCAATTCGTAAAGAAATTTCGCTTCCTATTCCCGAATATGTGTTTAGCAAGTATAAAGAACGTTCTTTTTCTAGTGAGATAGTTAATAACCACATGGATACTGTTGATTCTTCTTTAAAATCATATAGAAATAACGTTTGCCCTGTAACTAAATTATGATTTTATTACTTCCGATTATTTTTAATCGGAAGCTTTTTAATTTATCACTCTTTCTCACAGTAGAAAACCAAAGATATATCTGCTCCTTAGTATTAAACTTATAATCCCCCTTTGGATGCACATAGGCATTACCAAAGGGAACTTTATCTACCTTTTTCACTTTTAAGTTTGTTTCCATTATTTCTATGAACCCAATTGTTATTGTAAATATAGTCTCGTTTTTATCTGGTATTATTCTTACTAAATCCACCAGTCATATATCACAACCTTTATCTTTCTGGATTGTGAGTTATGTTTTTTCTTATTTCCTGTATTTCTGTTTAACTGGTTAACTTCTTATCCAGTTAACTGGTTATCTGTATTTCTGGTTAAATGGTTAACTGGTTATCTTCTTAACTGGTTATCTTCTTAACTGGTTAACTGGTTTTCTGGTTAACTTCTTATCTGGTTAACTGTTTAACTGTTTAAAGCTATAACTATCAATAAGTTTTACAATATGCTCTATGTCGCTTTCAGAAGACCTTAACGCAATAAGTTCTATTCTTATCAAATCAACCAAGTCTTTAAGCTTATTATTTCTTTGAATAAGATCTGCATTATCTGTAGCTATCTCTTTAACTAATTCAGCAAACTCGTTTATTTTTAGTATTAATCCTCCATCTTGTTTTTTAAGTGCCTCCACTTGAATCTTAAGTAGTGGATATTCACTACAAGCTTTTTCTATATATTCATTTGTATAGTTCAATTCTTTATCTCCTAATATTTAATTATTTATAAAAAATCCCACAGAGCTGTACAAAGTATAGGTAACGTAAGGTTTTCTACACCTCACTTTTCTTATTTTTATTTTAGTTTTGCTCTGTGGGTAAAGGGGCTTAATCTTCTTCACAACTTTCCAACCCTGGTATCTCATATACCAACCCATCCGAATACTCGCTATCTCTCAACGTCATCCTTATCAAGTCAAAGGCATCAAATTGACCTTTTACTTCATAGTCAAATTCAGTCCACTTCTGACCTTCCTTTGGCATCATAGTTTTTAATGTTTTTACTCTTTCTTCACAAAGAGCATCTATGGTCTTTAGCTGCTCTTTATCTTTAAAGATGAACTTATCCGATTTTGGTTTCTTTTCTTTAGCTTTAGGTTCTGGATAAATCTCTTTAAGTAATTCTCTATCTCGCTTTCTTTCCACTGGTTGCTTAATTCCTTCTATGAGGATATTGATTTCTTCTTTTGATTCTTTAGGATCTAATTCCTTAATCTGTTTAGCTATTTGCTTTTGTTCTTCTGGTTGTAGGTTTGATACTATTTCTGCTTGGGACAGAGTTATCTTGTCTTTATCTAAGTCTTCTTTAAGCTCTTCATCAAGCTTCTTATCAATCTTCATGTATCTGCCTATTTGAGTACCTGATAGTCCCATAGCTTCACCTATAAGGTCTCTAGTTTTCCCCTTAAGGTCACCTATTGTTCTTTCACTTTTATAAAGTCTTTCTAATCTTCTTACCCCTTTCATCTTTTCTGTAGGGGTCAATTCTCTTGTTTCTTTATTTGTAATTATCAAAATTATCTCAGCCTGTTCATCATTAATATTTTTTAAAACATTGCATTTTGCTTCAGCTTCTCCTAGCTGCTTTAAAGCTGTATATCTTCTATGTCCTGCTAGTATTTCAAAATATCCTGTGTTCATTTCTCTAACCACCAAGTTTTGTAGTAACCCTTGTTTTTTAATAGACTCTGCCAATTCATCAATATTTCTAATTCCATAAAAGTTCTTAGTTGAGGGTATAAGCTTATCTAGGCTTATACTCCTCTCATTAGAAACCTCATCTTCCTTGTTAATCTTGTTAGCTATATCATCTAGCCAAGACATCTAAAATCTCCTCTGTAAGCTTTCTATAGTCTCTTGATGAAGCAGCTTTTCTATCTAAATAAACAACAGGTTTTTGCTCAAAGGTACTTTTTGTTAGGGACACATTTTCTCTAATTGTTTGGTTAAGTATCCTATTTCCTAAGACTTCTCTAAGCTCTTTCTTCTTTTGCTTATTCAAGGTAGTAGCTCTGTCCATAGTTATAAATATTCCTGCCATCTTAACTTCTGGATTATATAGCTTGCCTATCTGATCTACTGTACTTAAAAGGTATGAAAGCCCATCTGCTGAAAACTGATCTATTTTCATAGGGACAAATACATGAGTACTAGCTATCAATGTATTTAAAGTACAATTATTTAAAGATGGTGGACAATCTATTAAAATGTAGTCAAAGTTATCTTTAATATCAGTTATCCAGTTTGTAAGCATAAACTCAACAATTCCATCTGGAGCTGTTCCTTGAATACCAAGAAGCTTCATGTTTGAAGGCATTAAATACAAGTTCTCATAATCAGTCTTTACATAGTCACCTTTTCCATTAGCTAAAATGCTGTATACTGAATTTTGTGTCTTTCCTTCTCCTCCTAAGTACCTAGTTGCATTAGCTTGAGAATCTGTGTCTATAATTAATGTTCTGTAACCCTTGTTAGCCAAAACAGCTCCAATATTAACAACAGAGCTTGTTTTACCTACTCCACCTTTTATGTTTAAAAAACTAACGATTTTAGTCATAACCCTACTCCTCCTAAAAATTCTTTCCTACAAAAGCAACCCTTTTATTGCCATGATTATCTGTCCAAACAATTCTCTCTAACTTAATTTTTTTCATTTTTTACGCTCCTTCACTTTACATATTTCAATATAAAAGCTATAATGGAGCTACGATGTTACAGCATCGTAGTCCTAAAAATTACATAAGAAGATAAACTCTTTTTATAAGGGTTTATTTTTTTTATGTTCTATATAATAAATCACCCATTAGTTGACTCCTCTTTTATCTGCTTCTTAAGCATTTCTATGACAAGCCTTATCTCTTCGTCAGTGTGTTTAGTCTTTAATCCCATGAGTACTCCTCTGGCTTTTGCTTCTTCAAATTTTCGTATGCCTTCTTCTGTAGTTGGATAATTAACTTCAACTTTAAACTTTGTTCTTAACTTCCCCATGTAAATCCCTCCTTTTTTCCATCTTATGAAACTCATTATTAATAAGTTACTTACCTTACTTTTATATAAATTGAAGTTAATTACGCTAAATTTACTAAGTATTTCTCAGCCCAAAGCTTTAACTCATTAGCTGCTTGACTGACTTTATCAAAATAATTAACCACTTCTTTTAATCTTGGTAGTTCATCTTCTGTTATTACGCCATCTTCTGTTACATCAAGTAATGTACCTTTTACGCCTTCAACTTTTCTTAAAATGCTTATCATTTGTAAAGTTACTATCTCTAAAGACTTAATTTCTAACTGTTTTATCTTTTTATGTAACCCTATTGGGCATTCCTTGGAGCAATAGTAATTCAATAACTCAGGCGAATTATATTTTCTAGCCATTATTGCAACTATCTCATCTGGAACCCTTGTTTTTTTGTTCTCATAGTCCGATATAGACCTTTCACTTACTCCTAATAACTCAGAAGCTTTAGCTTGTGTTAAACCTGCATTCTCTCTGCAAGTTTTGTAGTAATTTACGCAAGTTTCATTCATTCCTTTTATACCTCTCGACATTTATAATTAAATTATGTTAATCACATCTAAATACATATAAATTTTATTTTTGCAGAGTTCCCACTTACTCTGCTCTTTTTCTTAAGTATTGATTTCTACAACATCCATGTACTCAATTAATCTACTCTCGTGGATTCCCCAATCACGTCCAACCCTAAATGTTTTAATTCTATTTTTCTTAATTTCTCTTACTACATTGTCTTTCCATACAGATAATATTTCTGCTACCTCACTGTTGAATATGCTTTCATTTTTACTCTCCTCCATTTTTATTTAGTTACTAATTCATTTAACTCCTTTCTGGTATTATAAATTCACTTGTGGTAAAATTTGGTTGAAAGGAGGTGTTTTTATGGGTAGATGCGTTTATTGTGGATCTCTTAACTCTCTGAACCAAATCAAAACTGAAGATGGAACTGAATTTGTGCTCATTTCAAAATCATCTAATGGAAACATTAATAGCTCTATTAGTGGAATAGTTGTAAATGCTCTAGTATGTAAAAAGTGCGGAAACATAACATTAAATAGCCCTGATTTAATCGGTACAACTTCTCAAAAATAGTTTTCCATTTTAACTCTTTAAATTAAATGCCGTATGTTGCTCTGGAACGGGACTTCTAGAGCAATCTAATTTATTTAATCATCCATATCCAAATCTTCATTTGTTCCCTTTAGGAACTATTGATTTAAAAAAATATCGTCTTTTTCATATTGAAATAATTTTTTTATAGAAATAGCCAAATCTAGTGAAGGATTTTTATTTCCTAACTCAATATTTGTATATGAGGTTCTTCCTATCTTCAACCTATTTGCAACGTCCTGTTGCGTTAAATTAGCAGTTAACCTTAATTCTTTTAGAACATTTCTCACTCACTCACCCCGTTTCTTATCGGAACCATAACTCTATTTTAGTTTCATTAAGGAACATTGTCAATACTATTTTAATATTTTTGTTTCTTTTAGACACATATGTTTATTATAGAAACATTTCCATGTAAAATTAATATTAGGAGGTGTCTATATGTCATTTAGTGATAGACTTAAAGATCTTAGAAATTCAAAAGGTTTAACTCAACAGGACTTAGCCGACATATTAAAAGTGGAGAGACCCACAATAGCAGGTTATGAAACTAAAGGTAAGCAGCCTGATTATGAAAAATTATTAATACTATCTAAATATTTTAATGTTTCTATAGATTGGTTATTAGGCAACTCTGATATTAAAGTACAGGCTGAGAAAATTCTAGATAAAAATAATGATAATGAATATACAATAGCTCTTCATAATTCTGATGGATATGATGCAGATCTTCCACCAGAAGCTAGAGAAGAACTTAAAGAGTATATAGAGTTTTTAAAACATAAGTATGGGAAAAGTAACTAATGATAAATTTAGTCCTTAGATTTTTTATTAACACAATCTATTATTTTAAAACAAAACCTCATATAAAATTTCTCGATAAATACGAAAAACATGTCAATTTATATGAAGATTCTATTGTGAATTTTAGAAATAATGCACGTGAATCAAGAAACATTGATGAAAAAATAGAGTTTTATAAAAAAACAATTGACTCATATTACGATTTCAAAGAATTCTGTATATCAAAAGGCTCGAGAGGTAAAAAGTATTTTTCAATACGGTGGCAGCATCGCCGTAATAGCAAAAGCCCTGATTTTGATTATATAGATATTGTTAAACAAGAACTAGACCATATACTATTAAACTATGAGAATCTTAAGTTCCAGTATGAATTTGAAAAAAATGCAAAAGAAATTCTACTTGATTTTATTAAAAAAAATCCTGGAATAATTCAAAAGGATATTTATTCTTTTTTTGATGTACGTCTAAAATCTATCATTCAATATACTTTATTTTTATTAGATAAAGAATCTAAAGTAGAAAGAATAAGAAAAGGTACTAGCTATATACTTAACACAAAAGGGTGTCCATAACGGACACTTTTTTAAGGAGTGCTTTTAATGAAACTTTGTCTATCCTTTTTTAAAGAAAAACTATCAAAAAAATTAAATATAAAAAGTCAATTAAACACTCCATTTAACTAAGGTGTCCATAAAGGGCACCTTTTTTATTTGCATAAATTTTAAACCAAGAGAACATAAGTTCTCATTTTTATGGTATACTATTTTATCATATGACTTTAAGGGGGAATTAGAATGATCACTCTATTAGATATTTATAATATTATTGAGGAAAATGGCATAGTTATTGATGAGGTTAAGTTTGTTTATAAAAACATGATAGGTGCTTACATAAAGTATCCTGGTCTCCCTCCAATCATAGGTATTAATAAAAAAATACTTAAAGATGAAAAAACTTTATTATCAATACTAGCTGAAGAATTAGGTCACCACTTTACTTCTATGGGTGATTTAACTGTTGAATGTATAACTTACTCTGAAAAATTAGAGAAATCAAAGCAAGAACTTAAAGCTCGTACTTGGGCTGCTAATTTCTTGATTAGTGACTTTGATCTTGCTAAGGCTATAAATAAATCTATTAGCCCATCTATAGGAGAACTAGCTGATTACTTTAGGGTTACTCATGAAATTATTGAATGTAAACTTAGATCTGTTCTCTTTTCAAAAACACGTTTCAATTACATAACTAATCAACTTATGGAGGGAATTTATGATAGCTGCAATATATAGTAGAAAAAGCAGACTCTCTGAGAAAGGTGAATCTGTTGAAAATCAAATAGAATTGTGTAAACAGTATGGTAATAACCTTGGAATAACTGATTTTCTTATCTATGAAGATGAAGGTTTCTCTGGAGGCAATACTAATAGACCCAACTTTCAAAAGTTATTAAGTGATGCCAAGAAAAAGCGTTTTAATTATTTAATATGTTATAGGCTTGATAGAATCTCTCGTAATGTTGCTGACTTCTCTACTACTCTTGAAATGTTACAGAAGAATAATATTGAATTTGTTAGCATAAAAGAACAGTTTGATACTTCTTCTCCTATGGGTAGAGCTATGGTCTATATCTCCTCAGTTTTTGCTCAATTGGAGCGTGAAACTATAGCTGAAAGAATAAAGGATAATATGCTTGAACTTGCTAAGACAGGACGTTGGCTTGGTGGTACTCCTCCACTTGGCTTTAAATCCGTTCCTGTTGAATATTCAGGTAAGGAAAATATAAAGAAGATGTATAAGCTTGAAGTTGTGGATAATGAAATGTCTATCGTTAAAAATATATTCTCTCTATATCTTGAAAAAAGAAGTACCTCCACTGTATCAAGGCACCTTTGCACTAACAATGTTAAAGGTAAAAATGGTGGAAACTTCTCTAGGAATACAGTTCTCCAAATCTTAATTAACCCTGTATACACCTTTGCAGATGATAAGATATATAATTACTTTAATGAGTTTGGAGCTACTCTATGCAATGAATTTGATGGTAAACATGGATTAATGGTTTATAACAAGCGTGAAGGTGGTAGGAAAGATAAGCCTGTTAATGAGTGGATCATATCAGCTGCTCTTCATCCTGGTATTATTCCTTCTTCAGAATGGCTAAAATGCCAGGAGATTTTAAAGAGTAACTTATCCAAACCTTCTCCACGCTCTAATACCAGTAATAGATTCTTGTTATCTGGTTTAGTTAAATGTGCTAACTGTGGTAGCAGCATGACTGCATGGAGCCACTTAAATAAGAAGATAAATAAACTTGAAAAATACTATAGGTGTGAACTTAGAAATAGAGCTAGTACCAGATGCTCAACTAAAATGTTAAATGCCTATGCTGCTGAAGATGCAATAATAAATGCTCTAAAAAACATAGACACCAAAACCATAGTTAACTTATACTCCAGCAATGAAAACTCTGAAGCAACAAAACAAGAATTACAAAACGAGTCAAACAACCTTAAAAAGACCATCTCCCATAACAACATGCTAATACAAGGCCTTATAAGAAAACTTGCTCTAATTGAGGACTCTGACACCATTAAACTAATAGAAAATGAACTCAAGACCATAAAAAGCGAAAACCTATCTCATGAGAAAAGATTAAGTCAGATTAACTTAGATCAAATGGCAGCTGAAGACATAGACACCAAAATCATAAGCATCTCATCACACATAAAGACCATAAAAGAATTCTTTGACTATATAGAAGACATAGATGCCAAAAGAGTTATCATCAAAGAAGTTATCGAAAACATAACCTGGGACAATGAAACTTTAGAGATAAACTTGGTTGGGGCTAATGCTTCGTTGAATGTGTAAAGAGAATCCTCTTAATTTTAAATTAAGAGGATTCTCTTATTAAGCTTTTTTGGTTATACTACTTCTGCCTCCACCATCTGATTTCGTTTTATAGCTATATTAATAACCCATTTTAGTTTTCTTTTTTTAGAATCATCTAGTCCGCTAAAGGTAATCAAATCTGCTAGTTTTTCTACATTTGTGGTTGAAAATAAATTGCCAATTGCTTTGTCTAAAAATTTAGTTGTAACCGAAGTTATTTGAGAAAAATCAATAACAACTTTTTCTTTGTTTTCTAAACATTTTTTTATCTGAGGTTTTAACTTTTTGAATACTTTTTCACCAAGCTCTGCAGTATCTGCTTTTTGGGTGCCCGTATATTCAAAGAGATTCACTACTTTTTTCATCTTTAAACCTCCTTATTTTTTATATTTAATAACACATTCCTAATAAACAATATATGCAAATTTACAAAATCTTCTATAGCCTTATATTCGTCATTATTATTATTTTTCTTTGATATTTTATCTTTAGAACTTACATCCTTTGATTTATATCTTAACTCTTCTAGTATTTTTAAAATACTTTCAACTTCGTATGAGATATTTTTAAGATAGTCATCTATGTTATCATCTTCATCAATTTCTTTTATTAATAGTATTAATGCCTTTATATCATAAAACTCGTCATTTACTTTTTCATGAAAAGATATTGGGTTGGATAAATCAAAACAATTATATAAGTCTCTATCGTATACATAAGTCTTTTCTCGGCTTTTATCCTCTTTATAATCTGTAAAAATGCAGTAATTACTATACATTATAGTTGGCAAATCATTTTGTTTTATAATATTTAAATCATCATACAATTTAGTAGATATATATTTAATGCCTTTATATTTCATCTTTTTTAAAACTATTGTTAATATTTGAGGTAAAATATATTCTTCTGAAAAAGTAGATTCTTTTGTGTCTTCTCTTCTAGGAAAACTACAACATGATGAAAGAATCATTGAAAACAACATATTTTTTATTGTATCACTTTTCATAATCTCATCATTATTAACCATGCCATTAATCAAGTTCTCAATCATTTGATTAACCGTAATATTATAATTAGAATTAATCTTTTTGTCAGAAACAATTTTAATGTATTTTTCAAATTTATTTATGTTTTCAAATATTCTAAACGAACTATCACTTTTTGCAAAAAATCTCGATATTCTTAAGTCTTTATAAGTTCCTAGCTCTTTATATACACCATAAGGACTAGAAGAAAAATATAATATAGGTTGTCCTATCAATGAATATCTTTGATTATCTATTAAAAATCTTCTATTAAATGGTATATGAAACATATCCCAATGAGAGATAAACCCTTTACTTATTCTACCTCGGAAAAGTAATTTAGAATTCAAATTATCTTCAAAAATACTATCGCTAAACAAAGCAACTAAGTCTTCCATTTTTTTAATAGCACTTTCTATTTCTGTATTAATCCAATTTATATATATACTTTTTATTTTTTCAAAAAACCTATCTATTTCTTCATAATTCAATTTAGCAAGTTCTGTTTTAATATAAATATTTGATTCTGTATTATATTCTAAACAAATATCAGAATTTATTTTCTCAATAAAATAGCTTTTAAACTCATTTTTATAATTATCTAGTGTATGTTCCAATCTATCTGATCTTATCATAGCACTATGTCTTAATAAATATTGACTATTGTCAGATAAAAAACATATTATGCACAT